GTCAAATGGTGAACTTGTTGAATTTGCTAAAAATAAAGAAAAATACAAGAATGATATGAATAATGCATTGGATGCAATTGTTCTGTTGTTGACAGCTGCTAATACGAAACTAGCTACAATGAAAAATTTTGATGCATTGCCAAAGAAATTAGCAACTATGGGTGAAGCCACCAAAAATATGGGAAAAGCTCTTGAAGCTTTTAAAGATAGCTCAAAATTGTTTACAAGCAGAAAACTGGCTAAAGATTTTGAAAAAATTAAAACTGATGCCTCTGACCCAAAAACAAACGTAGCTAAAAATTTCTTAGAGTTTGTTTTTGATAGTTTTGTAAAGCCAATTATGGATCAAAATGCCAATCCAGCAAAGGTACTTAAAGCATTAGAAGTAGTGTCTGCATCTGGCAAAGCAACAGAAGCAATGGCTAGCATTCTAGATAAATTCGGAAAAGAGTTTGGAAAACTTTTCGCCAGTAAAAACATTAAAAATATTAACAATATGATTAGCGAGGTTACCAAAGACGCTGATATTGGTAATCTTGGTGTTTTCATTAGAGATTTTATTCAATTCATTGATAAGAAAATAATTTCAGAGCTTATAAAAGTTAATTTTGATAATATTTTGGATTCTCAGGATGTTTTGGTTGAATTGCCAAAAGTTATTGATGGTCTAGTATCTCTATTCAGGAGCTTTGGAGAATTAACAAGATTTGCTCAAAGTAAAGAACTGAAAAGATCAGGAGATCAAAAAACAGCCATAGATGTTTTGAACGCATGGACTAAAGGTAAAGAAGGCCAAGAATTAGGAAAAGCAATTGCAAACTTTATGACGTTTGCACAAGATCAATTATTAAAACCAATAGTTGGAGTATTAGGCACTATAGATCTTGACACAATGATGGATGCATCTGATGCAATGAAAACAATATCAGATGTAATTGTAAATTTGCAAAAAGCAATGGTTAGTTTTGGTGAACTTGGTGCAATGTTGACAAAACAAAAAGGATCTGGGGCAAATGCAACAACATATGCAAAAGAATTGCAAAAATTTATGAAAGATTTGCAAACACCAGAAACTGGTAAAACTCTTGGTATGATACCAGATTTTATGAAATTTGTTACTGACAATATTTTAAGACCAATAGTAGATGTTAATCAAGCTTCAAATATTGCACCAGAAGATTTAAAAGATGCTGCTACAACTCTTGAAGTGATTCCGCAAATATTTTCCGGTCTTTCGAGCATGATGAAAAATTTTGACTCAACTTTTAGCAAAACTGTCTCGACAGGAAGTTGGGCTGACCCGTCAAGTTGGGGACAAACACAAAAACAAATTGCTGATTTTATTCCTGACGCAATTAAAGCAGCAAAAGAATTCGGCAAAAATGAAAAAGGAATAAAAGAATTATTTTCAATTATTGCAACTACTATGGTTGACCCAATTTTTGATTCAAATTTACCACCAGGAGATATCAAAGAAGCAGGAGAAGCTTATTCTTCTCTTTCCGAGCTTTTACCAAAATTTGCCAGCTTCATGATGGAAATGGAAGCTAATTTGTCTGGCATTAACTTTAATGGTGTTGGACAAATAATTCAAAATCTTTCGTCAATATCAACAATTGGTGGTTCTGGATTAGTAGAACATTTTGCAAATGCTAATGATTATTTAACAACTTTGCTTGGCACTATGGAAGCCACTTTAGAAAAAATGAGCAAAGTGATGGATATAAACGCTCAAATTAATGGTTTGGGAGGCAGAGTAACAGCAACAATTGAATCTCCAGTTACTGCTGTTCAAAACAATGTTGTAAGAGCAGCTGGTACTGCAACTACTCCTATTGCTGGAGCGACTGTTGCTGGCACTGGAGCAACCGCAGTTTCTGCAAATAATGCAACACAAGTAGCAGCTGTGCCAACCACACCGACTACAACAACAGCATTATCAAACCCAACTACAGCTAGTACAGTTAATAACACAACAACTGTTGCAAATGCTCCAAGCACTGTGCAAGAAGCAAACAGTAAATCTATTAACGATAACTTAATTTCTGCTGTTGCACTGTTAGGACAAATTTTAAATGCGACTAGTTCTCAAGGCGGTTCTGCTTTATCTGGAAGTAGCGGTGGAGTAAAAACAGCTTCATCAGGATCTGGAATGGCAGGAGGAGCAGGCAATGCGATAGGCGGCACTAGTGACACCACATCAGCTTAAAAGGAAAATCACATGATAGTAATGGGAAATGCGACAGATTATAATGGTAATTTAGTAGAAATTTTTGACTGCTACATTAGAGCATCTGGAGATCCAGCAGTCAAAATAGTAATGAATAATTTACCTGAAATCAGCGATAGCAAAAGCGCAACTTATAGTGAAGAAACAGCAATGGGTAGGTCCGTTCCAATTAAAGCATTCGCTCAAGGATCGTCAAGGAAAATTGGTTGGAAAATGATAGTTATTGCTCCAAGCAATAATGATCAATTAAAAGCAATAAACAATTTGAGATTTCTTGAGTCTTGTGTTTACCCAAAAGCAGATCCATCAAATATTTTGCCATATATTCCGCCAAGAGTTCTCTCTATTAAATGTGGTAGACTCTTATCAGATTCAGAGCTTTCTGTGATTTTGACAGATTATAGTGTTGATTTTCCTACTGACCAACCTTGGTCATATTATGCAAACACACTATATTTGCCTTATAAATTTACTTTAAGTTTGACTTTTGAAGTTGTTTATGATTCCAGACAATTGCCGGGAGCTGATAGAATAATTAAATTGGGAGGATGATAATGCCTAATAAAATAGAAACATTAGATACAGCAAACGCTAGAACTTTTGTAAATGCAACTAGTAGATATGTTGATTCAACTGTTGTTGTATATGGTCAGGATAGAAAAGTAACATTTACAACGTATAAGAGAATAGATAAAACTTCTCAATTTGACAAATTTCTTGTTATACCAGAAGGATATGCATACAGACCAGATTTGGTTTCTAATAGAGTTTTTGGATATCCAGATTCATGGTGGCTTATTATGGAAGTCAATAATATATATGATATAAAAGATTTCGTCGCAGGTAAAACAATAAGAATTCCAAATCAGGTATTATAATAATGGCATTTCCTCCTAGATATACAGTTGATCCAACATTTGGGCCAATTCCTAATTTTTCTTATTGCGGAAGAATAAGAAAGCCACTTCCATCATCTGGATCTAGCGGAATTAATCCTTCTATCAATTTTGAAAGTTATGCTCCTTATATTATTTTGCGTTTTCAAGATCCAAGCACAAGAGGAGGCAGACGTATAAGATATCAATATGCAATTACAACAGGAAATTTAGCTGGACAAAACAGAACAGCAAGCATTAAGTCTCTTCATTATGAAGTTAATCAAAGTGGAAAAGCAACTGTTGATATAGTTGATTCATCTGGTGATGATTTTGTTAATTTTTATAGTTCGCTTTTTACAAATGGGTGTTTGCCAGGAACAGGAAGACCAAGAAGAGGTCAACCACAAGGTTTAAGAGTTTCTTTAGATTTCGGATGGATATTTACAGGAAGTACTGGCGTTACTACAATTTATTCAAATTCATTTGCTAAAAGTGGCAATTTTCCTCAAAGAGGAAGCGGGAAAGAAATTTATTTTAATTTAACAAAAATTGATGTTAATTATGAAGGTGGAATATGGAAATACAAAGTTGAACTTACTGGCCCAGATGATGGAAATAAGAAAAGAACAGCAAGTAGAACATATGGAAAATCAAACCAATTAGTAACTTTAATAGATGCTGCTTCTAAGCATTTATCAGGAGACTGTAAAGATCCTCAAGTTCCAAACAAAGTAGAAACAATAAGAAAAAACGCAGATGGAACATGGACTCCGTTTAAATTTGAAAACAGCACTCCAAATGGTCCTAAAGGTGTATATCCAGGATTTAACGATGATCCATTATCTGCAATTAGAAAAAATCTTGATGCTGTTGTTACAGATAGAGGTAGAGGCGTTTATATGTTTTATAATGTTGGAGACGAAAGTCAAACATTATATTTAGTTGAAGGTCATTTTGAGAACTGCAAAGGTGCCAGAGGTGGAAGAAGTGGTTGTAAAACTAATTTTTTAGGAACATATGTTATTAATGGAGGAGATATTAGTCCAGTTATTTCTTTTAGTCCTAAAATTGAAATAAGTGCAGTTCCAACTACTAACAGGGGTTCTGTTGCTGCCGGGTCTACAAGAAGCAGGTCTGTAAAAATTCCAGAATGCGGAGAAGGAACCCCTAAAGCAGAAGAAGGCGCAACTATTGTAACACAGGCAGCAGTTAGAGAAAATCAACTTAATTCAGCCACACCAAAAGAATTACCAAACAAAATTGCTAAATCAGCAAGAGCTTCAATTGAAGCTGCAAAATCAATCATGCCTCTTGTTCAAGGCATTACAGCAGATTTGACGATACAAGGAGATCCAAGATTAGTTTGGCCGGAAACTATACAAGGCAGTTACATATCAGTTATTTTCGTTAATCCTTTTTCTTTCAAACAAAATTTTATCGGTGCCGATAAAGTTGAAGGAAATTGGCTAGCAAGTCCACCAACAAATTCTTTATTGTCACAATCAATGACTATTGTTGTTGGTGTTGAACATGATATCAGTGATGGTAAATGGGAAACAAAATTAAAAATAGTGTATACGCCAAGTGTCGAAGCTGCAAAATAATTAAGAAAGGTATTTAGGTTTTGTTTAAATCAAGACTAATAAATAACATGGAGATAAACACTGATGAATAATAATGATATTAAAATTTTAGAAGACAGAATAAGAAATTTAGAGAATGAACTAAATGAAATTACTATAGATTATTTGCAAACAAAATCAACAAATCAATCAAAACCACTGATGCGTTTTGGCGTATATTCAGCAGTTGTTATTTCTACATTTGACATATGGAAACAGAACAGAATTCAGTTTTACACACCAATTTTGGATGATGGAACAGAACAAGTTGATGCATTACCGTGGGCATCTCCAATTTCAGCATTTGGCGGCTTTGATGATTCTGGAGTATCTTGGATTCCTCCGGCTGGATCAAAAGTATTCATTATATTTGAAAATGGATTAAATGGTAGTGCTTTTTATATTGGAACAAGTTGGACAAGAACAAGAGGACCAAACAATACTAATGACTTTGGTATACCTGTGCCAGAATTTGAATATTTATACCAAGGAGACAATATTAGGAATGGATATTTATGCGGACCAGATGACGGCTCGCAAGTTCTTCCTCCGTGGAACACAGAAAGTTATAATGGATTTGATATTGATTCTTTGTCAAATGTTGATAAAGATCCAAACGCAATCCTAAGACAAACTTTTCCAAATATTTATGGTTTCAAAACTCCAGAAAAACACATGATGAAAATGGTTGATGGAGATGCAGATTGTAATCGCAAATGGAAAAGATTAGAAATAATGAGCGGCAATGGTAATTGGATGATTTTTAAAGATGATCATTTGCATTATGCAGGTCAATGGTCACATCCAGAATGCCAAGCTAATAGTAATAGGATAGGTGACACAAGCTGTGTTAAAGGCGTTCCTAATCCCCAAGGATTTAGTTCAGAGGACATATCTAGATTTAATCCAGACACATATGGAGATCCTCAACCAGCTGATATTGATTTTAGTCAACTTGAATTTGCCGATCAGGCTGGTGCTGCGGCTAAAGAAAAAACAGATTGTAAAAGCACTTCAACTATAGGCGGAAAAGCAGAAAGTCAAGTTAATCCAGATACTCAAAAAGGAACAAATCCTTTCTTCAAAAACAGAAATGAATGCAGACCTTATAAAGGTCCGCAAACTCCTCAGAATAACAAATGCGATCTTCCCCAATCTGGAGTTCAGATTTTATCAATTTCAGGGCACACATTTGTCATGGACGACAGTGTTGCACAGCCAAGAGGCGGAATGGGTTGGAAGAAATCTTTGGACCCTTTTGATTTTGGTTGTAATGACAAATTTTATGGTAGAAGTTATTGGAAATCTGCTACAGGTCACATGATAGAGCTTAATGATTTGGAAAGACCAAAAGGAAATCAAGTAAGAAGTGAAAAAAATGGAATAAAACTAAAATCAGCATTGGGAAATGAAATATTTTTATGTGATGCTGTTGAAGGTGAAGCATTCGATGGACTTGCTGCAAAAGAACAAGGAATTTTGATCAAATCTACCAGTAATAATTCTATATTTTTAAGAGATCAAGGTAATAAAAGGAAATATTCTCCTAGAAAAGAAGGAGCGGCACCAGAATCAAAAGCAACTAATGCAGGAATAACCATAAAAACTGGATATGGACTGACAATTGATATGTCAGATTTGCAAAGTCAAGAAAAAGCTTCATTTCAAAGAATTCAAATCTTGGCACCTCAGAAAAATAATCCTAAAGGACCACATCTTATTGAAATGCAAGAACAAGAAAAAGGTGGTTATTTGAGATTAAGAGCAGGTGGAAATTATATTCTAGAATCAATTGAGAGTTCCCTTGTGGTAAGCAGAAAGAGCAATATAAATTTTGTTCAAGAAAAGAGGCTCGATTTTACTCAAGAAGAACATTATATAAGATCAAACAGAACAATTGCATTGCAGGCAAATGGTAAAATTTACCTGCTTGCAGGTATGGATTATACAGTTTTCAGAGATCCCAAAACTGAATCCAATATAAATAATGAAATAAATCAAACTATTAAAACAAATGCACAAACAAAAGTTCCTGGTATTGCTCCAGTTGTTGTTTTCCAAAATGGATGTTTAAGAGTAAGTGATAGAGTTTATGCTTCTTGCAGTCAATTTGCGCCGGGAATAGGCTTGGGATCTCTTGTGTTACCATCATCTTTGGGTGTTGGTGGCAAAACTTATGTTCAAGATAGTAGAGCTGATGGTAGTGTTGTCAACAGAGAAGTTTCAGGGAAAAATTTTTCAGTTAAATTGCCAGCAGGCTGTAATAATATTTCCCCAAAATTTTATGATTCAGCTAGAACAAATATTAACGCTACTGCTTAGGAGATATATTATGGCTCTTTATGGTTTCCAATTTCCGATTACAAAAAATCCTTTAGGATTTTTTTATTCGCAGCAAGGATCAAATAATATCAAAGGTGATTTGTTGCAATTAATTATGACAAATCCTGGAGAAAGAGTTATGTTGCCACAATTTGGCACTCCTTTAAGGAAGTACATATTTGAGCAAAATATTGATTCTGTAAGAGATGCAATTAAAAATGATATAGCTGGTGCTATAGAAATATGGGAGCCTAGAATTACAGTTACAGACATACAAGTTTCAGTTTTATCACAAAAAGACCCTGTAACTTTTCAAACTTACAATGATGAGCGTGGAGTATTGGTGAGAATTAACTATATAAATCCAGAGAAAATTGATAGTGTCCAAGAACTTGTCTTGGCTGTTCCGTTTGGGGAGGGATGATGGAAAAATGTCCGTTTGATTTGATACCTTATAAAATTGGCGCTAGCACATCGAAGCCCCAAGTTTTTTCACTTAATTATACTAATCAAGACTTCTGGTCTATGAAGACCAGACTTATTAATTATATTACTGAAAATTTTGGCAGTGAATTCAACGATTTTGTTGAATCCAGTTTAGGCATCATGCTTATTGAAAACTGGGCTTTTATTGCCGATACTTTATCTTTTAAAATTGACCAAATTGCCAATGAAGTTTTCATTGATACTGTTACTGAACTTGACAATGCATTTAGATTGGCACAACTCGTTGGTTATACTCCAACGCCGCCAATTGCTGGTAAATCATTGTGGAGTGGCAGAATTGCCAATACTTTTAATGTTGATTTGAGAATACCAACACCATATATTGTTGATATTGTAAATGGTGAAATTTCAACAACAATCGAATTGTTTTCAGCAGATCCTTTAAATAGACCAATTTTTGATGATGATATTATCATACCTTCTGGTCAGTTAATTAACACAAATATTGTTGGATTGCAAGGAAGAACTTATACTGATTTTTTCACATCAAATGGTGGACCTAATCAATCATATTCACTTTCTTTTAATCCTGTTTTATTGGATTCAATTAGAGTTTATGTTGATGGTTCTCAATGGGAACAAGTAAAATATTTCACAGATTCTGAAGCAAGAAGAGAGTACAGAATTGAATTCACTGCTAATTACAGTGTTTTTGTAATCTTTGGAAGTAATAGAGCTGGTTATATACCTACTTCTGGATCTAATATTAGAGTTGTTTATAGAGTTGGTGGCGGCACTTCTGGTAATATTGTCAGCAATTATGCTAGTGCGGAAGCATTAGTGCCAATTGATGGAGAAGTTTACAATGCAGTTGTAACATTAACAAACTACACTAAAGGCGAGTTTGGATACGAAGGCGATACAATTGATGATATTAGATATAAACTTCCTGTATATGCACAAACACAAAACAGGTGTGTAAGTGGCAGTGATTACAAAAATTTTGCTAATTTGTTTACGACATCATATAATGGAACGATGGGAAAGGCAAACGCTGTTTTGAGACACAGTGGTTGTTCAGCTAATATCATTGAATTCTATATTCTTGTTAAATTGGATAATTTTAATTTGGCCAAAGCAAATTCTCAGTTTAAATACGAATTCCAAGATTATATGAATGACAAGAAAATGTTAACAGATTATATTTCATTAAAAGATGGAGAAATAATTTATGTTGATATTGCTATAAATGTTGTTCTTGATAAATATTATAAAAAGTTTCAAGATGAAATTAAAACACAAATACAAAACCGAGTTAATGCATATTTTGCATTAAGTAATTGGGATTATGGTCAAATTTTAAGAGATATTGATATTGTCAAAACTTTGTCTGATTTACAACAACCGAGAAGATATGAAATCAATTTTGTTACAACTAATCCACAAAATGGCGGCAAACAGGTGATTGCTAGATATTTTGAAATTATTAGATCAGAAAATATTCAAGTTAACTTTACATATGAGTAAAAATAATGATTAAAAGATTTGATAACAATCCAAAAGTTAATGATAGGGTGGAGTTTATTCTTCTAACTCCAGATGCCAACGATTGTTTTACTGAAAATCCATATGCATTTGTTGATATAACAATTTATTATATTCAGAGAGATTTTGCAAATATAAATATAAATGAATATGAAGAAATAACTTCACAAAAAGGACTTGAATTAAAATATTACGAACTTAATAATATAGCATGTGATAATCCAACTGAAGAAAATTTGAAAAATGCCAGTGATGCTAAACAAACATTTTTAAGTTCTCAAATAAAAACTAATTTTTATTATTTAAATTCTCAGGTTGTTTTTCAGCAAGGAAGTGGTTCTAACCCTTTGTGGTTGAAGGATGGAAGCGTTGAGTTTCCAATAGTAAAACCAGAAGCAGATTCTAAACTTTCTTATTCTAGATTTGTGTTTTACTGGGATGCATTTAATGTTAGAGAAGGCGATTATTTTATTTGTTGGAAATGGAAACCAAATGTTTCTGGAGATACTATAAGCGCACATATTAAGTTTTATCTTGATTCAGACATTGCCACTACTACAAGTAATCCTACACATCGCACACCTCGTGATAAATATTATGATCTGCTTACAAGATATTTGCCAGAAATGTATAAGCAGAAATATTCAGCAGTAGATTTGAGTCCTGAAATTCTTGATAAATTAAATGTAAGTGTTGGTCAGGGCTTTACAGTTTTAGAAAACTTAGCCAATCAAATTATTGATTTATATGATGCCAATATCATACAAGAACAACTACTTGTTTATTTGGCTAGTATGTTTAATTTGACACTGCGTAGCACAGATCCTACCAGATGGCGTAAGCAAATTAAAAAAGCGATACCTCTTTATAAAAGAAAAGGTACATTTGAAGGCTTAAGGCAAGCTCTCGATGATGCGGGAATTAGAATATTAAGTTTTTCACAACTTTGGTTTGTAGGAACAGATTATACATACACAGAATCGTTCGCATATACAGGAAACACAATTTGGGAATTGGACAAAGTATCTTTGCCTGTTAATGAAGAATATTTCAAGCTTGAATTTGAAGATAATAACAAATCATATTATCAAATAAATTTATCAAATGTTGAAATTGTGACTGGCGGTGGTCAATCTTTTCTAAAGTGGAAAGGAAAAGAATTAGCTGCTGGCGATAGAGTTAAAATAACATATCAAATCAAAGAATTTAAAACAGAAACACAAATTCAAATACACAACTATGTGACAAACTTACCTCTTGCAGATACAAGAGACGACAGAACTTTTGAATTTCCAAAAAAAGACTGGAACACTCGTGTAATAGAAGAATCAGATTCTTTGTTTGATTCAATTGTTTCTGTAAAAAATCCATTTTACGATCCAATTAAATTTGGAAAAATCAGAACAGAATTTCCTTACAGTGAACAAGCTTATAACATGGATGAATACAATGGATCTTTAAGAGATTCATACGATCCTAAAGATATTGATAAAAACTTTGTTGAGCCATGCCGAAACACTATAAGTTCTCATTTTAACATAGACCTTCTTATCCAAGATTTGTCAAACACAAGATTGGTTGAATCTCAAGAAATTATCGAACAATACATACCATTTCATGCAGTTTTGCACACATTAAGATTTAATGGTTATTTTGATGACA